TGTTATTTATTTAAACGAAGATTTTGATGGAGGATATTTAAATTTTCCATTTAGAGACTTTACAATTAAGCCAAAAAGACTAAGCCTTGTTATGTTTGACTCTAGAGAAATGCACACAATAACAGAAGTTTTATCTGGTGTAAGAATAGCAATGCCTATTTGGGCAACGAATATAAAAGAAAAGGAAATCTCCTATGAACTTTGAAGATGAGGAAATACAAAGGCTTATAGATATTGGTGCTCTTGAGTTTGTCGGTGTAGACCTAGAAACAGGAGAGCCTTTGTATAGGCCAACAGAAATACTAAAAAGTATTGATCCAGACTTAAGCAAAGAGATGTCGATTTACTTTTCACAAACAACAATGAGGTTGTGGGAAAAGGGTTTCCTAAACATGGATGTGACGCTTAAAAATCCTTCAGTAACTCTTGCAGAAAAATCTTTTAATGCGGAACTTATAGATTCTTTACCTAAAGAAGAAAAAACAATCATGCAAGAAATAATCAGAGTTCTTTTAGAAAAAAAGTGATACAATGAAGATTGGGGGTATCTATGAATAACTTGTACGGTGCTGCTGGTCTAACTCTAACTATACTATTAGTTTTATTTACATATGTATTTGCATCAAGATCTAACAAAAGCACTCCAATTGTTAGCCAGGCCATGCTTCTTTATAGGTACAACGGAACCAAAAAATATTCAAGGAAACTGGTTACAAAAACTCAGTCAAAAATGCACCATGACAAAACAAATGTCAAGGTTATTATACTAGATAATCAAGCATACTGGATCAAAAATAACATTTTTTACAAGGCTCCATTAGTAGATCAAATAATAGACAAAGACTCTGCAGAAGAAGTTGACACAATAAACATGGATAAGGTACAATTAGATAAGATGCTTTTTATAATGGACAAACTAAGAGAAGGGATTAACGATGATAGTAGGGGTTCAAGGGACGAGTAGTTTTGATAACTATAACATCTTCTTAAGATCAATGGCTGTTGCCCTTTCTGAGTTAAAAGAAGAAGACAAAGATTTTATTGTATATTCTGCTGGACCAAACAATATAAATATGATGGCCATGGAATTTGTAAACTTATCTGAAAGAGGAATGAAGTCAAGAAAAAAGACTATAAAGTTTTTTAAGGTTACCCCTGAGTGGATGGAAGCAAATATAAAGGATTTTAATCATTTTGCTTTTCTTTCCAATCCAAAAGAACCTGTTTCAAAGACTGTTTATTCATCAAAACTAAATAACATAAACACAAACGTATACACATTTTAAACACATTAAAATTAAGTATACCCAACCTGTGCTAAGCACACAAAAGAACGGAACAAAATGAAAACGATTAATTCTTTAAGCGTTATGGAGTCAATAGTAAACAGTAACAAGCAACTGTCTTGGGACGGATGGACTGTGGTTGAAACCTTTCCATCAGATAAAGCATATTTTTCAAAGTTTGGAATCTACAAAAATAATAAGTGGCAGATGAAAAAAGAGTTTGTTCCTTCTAACAAAGGATGGGAAATCCCAGATAAGTATGTGAGATAAATGAATAAGTATAAATGGAAAGACACTGCAGTCTGCTTAGACTATGACACAAATTTATTTTTTGATAAGTATGAAGAAGACGAATTGTTGAGGCCAGCCATAGATGCCTTGTGCTCTTCTTGCTCAGTAAGAAAAGAATGCTTCTCTGTTGGCATATCTGGCAAAGAATGGGGCATATGGGGTGGTGTATACTTAGAAAATGGAGAAGTATCTAAAGAGTTTTCTAGCCACAAGAGTAAGACTGACTGGGGTAAAACTTGGCAGTCTTTAACAATGGAGTAGTATGTACACAGATTCAATGAGAAGAGCGTTTCGATCACTAAATGCTCCTAAAAACTTTTCTTTACAGATTATAGATAATGACAATTTCTTAACTGTAAAGGCCAGTGAAAAAGATTTTATGTCTTTGGAAACAGTAGAAATGAAAAGAGAGGCAATAGAATACATGATTCGTGTAAAGAAGGCTTTAGAGGATAATGGGGCAATTGTTTTATTAGTTAGAGAAGGAGGAAAAGAGTAGTGGATAAAGAAGATTTTAGGAAACAACTTGATTTAGAAAAAGATGAAATTTATTTAAAAAATGTTGCTAAACTAGGACGTTCTGAAAAAAATGTATACGTTGTAGATAATTTTTTATCTAATGAAGAACATCAGACATTGTCTAATTTTGTAACCAATCCTGACCAAGTTTCTTGGATTAAGGAGCCATGGACTACAGAAAGAACCAAGGAAGACTCAATTCCAAAAGACATTCTTGAACTTTTAAAAAAAATATTTGAAACCTCTAGATTAGAATGTATGAGTTATTATGACATAGAAGTAAGCAATGCCTTTCTTAGTCAATACCTTTTAACGAAGTGGAGCAACGGCAGTAAGATGCAACCACATGTAGACACAGATGCTCAAAAACATCAACACATTGTATGTATGTATTACATTAATGACGATTATGAAGGTGGAGAAATAGTTTTTCCAGATTATGGTTTAAGTATTAAGCCTAAATCAAATAGTTTAATTATGTTTCCTGGTAACGAAAACTACCTTCATGGAGTACTTGAAGTTTCCGAAGGATTTAGGTATACCTTCCCTATGAGGTTTGCTTTCTCTGGATCCACATTTTTAGGACCAACGACGCTTCGTCAAATGAGAGACAAAAACTATGGTTGAATCAGTCTTGGTTGGAACCTTCGTTTTTTTAACCTTGTTATTCTTGTCGCTATATCTGGTTCAAATTAAAAAAAATCGTGCAATTCTTGCAAATACCTTAAAACTTTTAATAATGCAAGAATCTCTGAACAGCGAAAATAAAACAGACAAAGAACAAGCAGATGAAGCATTTTTAAAATTTGTTTCAGATTCTCGTGATTGGGCATATCAATATATAGATGAGGCTCAAGAAGGTCTAAACAAGTTTATTACTGATATTGAGCCTGAGATAGCCTACTTTGATGAGTATGGTATAGCAGGTTCAGCCTATCCGCACTACCACTCTATGAAAAAAATATCGGGGGCGTACAAAGAATTAAAGAAACTACTACCAGATGACTATGGTAAAATAGATACATGATTGAAAACCCTTCCGAAAAAGACGAGATCTATTTAGCAAATGTTGCAAAAATAGGAGACTCTATAGAAAACATACAGTACATAGAAGATGTACTATCTAAAGAAGAGCACAAAGTCTTGCTTGAGTATGCAAAAAATACTGAGTCTTGGGAAAAACAACCATGGCTTGTTTATTCAGTCACATCAGGTCTATTGCCTGAGAATGTTCGTGAAACCTTAAAAAAAATATTTGAAATGATTTATAAAAAATCTACAGATTTTTATGGTGTAGATCTAGATCCTCTTAAAATTCCTGCACTATATATAGTTAGGTTTGACGAAGGTTTCTTTTTACCTATTCACACAGATACTATGTCAGCAGAATCAAACCACATTGCATCGGTTTATTACATCAATGATGACTATGAGGGTGGAGAGATTTGTTTCCCACACCATAATCTAAAAATTAAACCAAAAGCCAATAGTATGATTTTTTTTCCTGGCAATGAAAATTACAACCATGAAGTACTTAAGGTTGTTGGCAAGCCTAGGTATAGTGCTGCTATGTGGTTTCAGTTCACTGGATCCACCTTTAACAAAAATTCAGAATGGTACGGTTAATATATGACAAAGTCAAATGTAGGAAATTCTGTAGAAAATATACAAATTACAGAGAATGTTTTGTCTATAGAAGATCATAAACAACTGCTTGAGTATGTTATAGGTATAGATTCTTGGACCGTTCAGCCTTGGGGAGTTAAAGTATTGCCACCACAAGAAATGTCAAAAGAAATTTCTAAAATTTTAGATAAAGTTTTTACTCTTGCTTATGAAAAATGTATAGAATTTTATGATGTAGAACTTTATCCTTTTCAAAATGAAAAAACACCTTTAGTTAGGTTTGAAAAAAATTATAAGATGAACGAGCATGCAGACACTAGTGGAGATTTTGCAGTAATATATTATATCAACGACGATTATGATGGAGGAGAAATCAATTTTATGGATCATAATCTAAAGATTAAACCAAGGTCTAATAGTTTTGTTACATTCCCTAGCAATGCAGATTATTGGCATGAAGTACTTGAAAATACTGGTAAAGAAAGGTATTCTGCTACTCAATGGTTTAAGTATCTTGGGTCTAGTATTGAGAGGCCAGCATTGGGGTTAGTCAGATGAAAGATGTAATACTATCAATACTAACAGGTTTTGGATGTGGCGTCGTGTTTGCTGCATTCAAATTGCCAGTACCAGCACCACCAGTTTTTGCGGGAGTCGCAGGAATTATTGGTCTATGGATTGGCTTTACAGTACTAACAAAAATAATATCCTAGGAGGAAAATTATGAATCAACAAATCAAAAACGCACTAGCATCATACGGACGATCAGTCCTTGGAGCAGCAACAGCAATGTATGCTTCTGGAGTTACAGATCCACAGACACTAGCATACTCACTACTTGGAGCACTAATCCCCGTAGCATTGAGAGCAGCAAATCCTAATGACTTGGCATTTGGAAAGATGCCTTCAGTTGATGAGGTAGACAAGGCAGTTAGATCTGCTAAGGTAGTCAAGAAGGCTGCTAAGAAGGCTCCTGCAAAGAAGTCATCTGGCGGAGGAAAGACTCATCAAGTAAAGTAATTTTACTATAGATCAGCAGGCTTGTTATTTTACAGGCCTGCTTTTCTATGCTTTAATATTTCTATGAATTTCTTTTTATATATATCTCGTGAAACCCAAGGTCATTTAGCACGAGGGCATCGACAGACCAATTTGTATTAAAATGTAAAAACTCATTCACGCTTTGATATATTCCTACATGCATATTATAGTGGATAGCATCATAATTCATATAAGAGGTGAATCCTATAACTCCATCAATATTAACCAGTTGAGAACAATGTTTGAGCGCATTTCTTACTAGAATTCTTTGTGCCAGTGAATCAAAAAGAATAAGGTCATACTTTTTGTCTAAAGTAAAAATAATATCTCTTGCATCCCCCTTTATGGTCTTTACATTGGGATGGTAAGCAAATTTATCTTTTATATATTCTTCATGTGTCAACAAATTGTCTTTTGGAGCAGATCCTCCTGCATGTCTAACTCCCTCAGCATTATTATATAGGTCTAAAAGATCTGCACTTTTAGCCTTTGTTGTGTCTATAAACATTTTAGCAGACTGCCCATAACCAACACCAATCTCTAGGTAGGCTATGCCTTTGTTTAATGTTTTTGCATATTCATATTTTGAATTAAATATTTTTGCACTGCTTAGTTGATTTTGAGATATGGGTATTGCTATTTCAATTTCGTTATCTGGGTAAACAACTTCTTCGTCATACCTGATAGGACCTTTTATTTCTTTCCCAGTAAACCATTTTTTATTTTCCATATTTACAAGTATATCATCTAAAATGATAGTATAATAGACACTATTCCGATATAAGACTTTAAAAGGTTTTACAACGGATGCTCCTTAGAGGAGAGTTAGCAGGTTGATCCCGTGGCTAATAGACCTGAGCAGTCGTCTATAAACTGCTCATTTCTTATGCTATAATATTAATACCTGCCCAAATGGGGGGTAAATTAACTTATTCGCTTGAAAGGGGAATAACATGGTAACAAAGTACGCTATGGATCTATTCAATGATCCCTTTTTTATTGGCTTTAACAGAGAGTTAGGCCGTTTAAATACAGCACATAAAACAAACTCACAGTCCTATCCTCCGTATGATCTTCTTAAACTAGATGAAGATACATATCAGATCTCGCTGGCTATCGCTGGTTTTTCAAAGGAAGATATTGATGTATCAGTAGATAATGGAACCTTAATTATAAAGGGTGAAATTGTTGAGGTAACAGATGCAGAGGTAGTACACAAGGGTATTGCAGGCAGAAAGTTTGTAAGATCTTTTGCACTGGGAGAGTATATGGAAGTAACTTCTGCAGAACTAAAGGATGGCATGCTACATGTTCATGTAGTACGCATTGTTCCTGAAGAAAAGAAGCCTAAGACAATCAAAATCAAGTAGTACAATATAAATGTCCCCACACAGGACCTTAGTGATGGATTAGTTACCCATTGGATAGAGACCGTGGCGCAAGTCAGGTGAATTGCCTGTGTGGGG